ATAGTACTTCTGCTTTTGCAAATAGTTCTTTTGCTTTTGCCAGTGCTTCTGCTTTTGCTTTTGCTTTTTGTGCTTTTGCTCTTGCAAATAGTACTTCTGCTTTTGCAAATAGTTCTTTTGCTTTTGCCAGTGCTTCTGCTTTTGCTTTTGCTTTTTGTGCTTTTGCTCTTGCAAATAGTACTTCTGCTTTTGCAAATAGTTCTTTTGCTTTTGCAGATACTGCTTCTGCTTTTGCTGATTCTCCCGCTTCCACTAATAGTAGTACTTTTTGGTGTAGCGCTTTTGCTGCTCTGCACAGCTCTCTTGCTCCTCCGTATAGCGATATTGGTTCTTCGTACAGTGCTGCAATCTGGGCTTCTGAAGTTTGATTAGTCATTATAATGCCTCTGTTGTTGTGCTGGAGCAGGCTGCAATGAGGGTGTCACCCCTTATATGTAGCCCTTGACCACTGGCCTAAAATGGTCTGTCTCAGGCGGCTACCTTCTGCTTCCTGCTATTGCTGCTTCTATTACTTGCCTTAGTTTTATTTGTGCTGCCTCTATTCCTCGCTGCACTCCTTCCGCTACTTCTGCTATCCTTGCTTCTTTTTCCGCTCTCGCTTCTTTCACCCCTCTTAAAGCTACTTCTGCTTCTGCTTCTGCTAGCGCGCTTAAAGCTGCTTCTTTTTTCGCTTCTGCATCTGCTAGCCCTCTTTTCGCTATCTGTAGTCGCATTTCTTCAGCTTCTAGGTCTAGTACGAGGTCGTCTATGGAAGTTTGGTTAGTCATGATGATATCTCCGTTGGTTGTAGTTGGTTAAGAATCGATTAGAACAGTTAATAGTGACCCCTGTCAACAGGCTGACCCAACTAAATATAAATTTGCCGATTATGGCACTCAGCCTTGATGCGCTCGTAGGCTCTCCACCATTCGTCACAGCTAGAGTCCTCCTCAAAATCGTGGGTAAACTTGCCCCCAAAACGACCTATTGAGTAGCGATGCTCCACCCTCCATGGCCCTTTTGTGGGGGAGGGCATTTTCTTATAGCCTAGAGCGAGCAAATAATATCTGCCGTCGATCTTATCTCTTATAAGTGCGCAGTTGTGGGCAAAATCGAGCACTGCCTGGATGTAGCCCAGGGTTTCACACTGAGCTAAGGTTATAGGGTTATAGCCTGCCCTGGACATCTGCTTAAGAATGCTCTTGGTCAATTTTTTCTTTGTTGTAAGGAGTTCAATCTCCATGGCGTCTTTCCTCAGATTAGTTAGGTAGGTCGGGATTCCGACCTACCCTGTGTTTTTAGGCAGTGTGTTGAGGGGGTTTAAATTAGCCGCCTACGACACCATGGTAATGCTCTCTTTGGCAAGTTCGGGTGTAATTCTTACCGATTCTATGACTTCGTTGTGAGAGACATATAACGTGACTTTCCCCATCATTTCGAGGTTGTGCAGGGTAGATTTAAGCTCCGTCCAGTTCAGTTTTATGCCATCTTGCAGGTCTACAAACTTAATATCGACGACTCCTTCCAGCCTTAAACCTAGCAGATGCCTGATCACAAGCTGCATGTTTATCTTGTCATCAAAGCTGTCCAGGTAGTCTTGGCGCAGTGCTTGGGTTTTCTTCCACTCCTCAACTTCCAAGGCATCCCAGTTGGGTTCGAGGGTCTTGATTGTTAGCAATGCCTGTTGCGGGAATGTCCCAGCGCGTTCTCGATCAAGGATATTGGTCTCGGACAATCCGGTTTCGGCTGCAATGAAGGCTAAACTTATAAGGTGAATGGACATAAGGTCTCTCCTGTTTTAATGATTAATTTTGTTGATACTCTGTGGTGACGGTTTTAACTTCTATTCTTTCTCCTAGTTGGTGTGAAATTGTGGCCACTAAACTGACCGCAGGTGGTTCGGTTTTGCGCTGTTGCTCATACCGTTTTCCGCAGCCTTATCTTCACTTGCTTCGATCAGAGACAGTTTCTCTTGATTGATGGCAAGGCCTTCGAACCCTCTTGCGGATGCTCCAGCCTTGCTGCCTACCTTATAGCGGCAAGGCTTTCCCTGCACGGCATCTTTAAACGCTGAGCTGAATCTGTAGTGGGACAGAGCCAAATCTCCTGGGGTCAAGGCCTTAGCGTGGTCACAATACGCCGCATATAAACGCCTGCTTGAAGTGAATGTTCCGGGTGTAAACTCACAAACGCCGCTGTTAATGAACACACTTATAGGGCTAGATATCTCCTGCACCTCCAGCACTTCCATTCGGCTTGCCTCGCTATAAGTAAAAATATTTTTGTTGTTGGCCAATCGTTCTAAACCCTTTAAAGCCCAATTGGCGATGCCCGCGACCTCTAGGACAAGGCGGTCACGTAACCCGAAATCTTCCTTACCCAAAAAGCTTTTACGAAAGGGGATTATCAGCAAGCGCGAGGCCCAAGCACCAGAATCGTCAAAGAGCCTAGGCAGGCTATTGGACGCTATGGTTATCCGTGCCGGTATGTGGCAGTTCATGTCAGACTTGTATTTTCGCTTAAACGTAATTTCGTCTTCCCCGGATATGCTCTTCATCCTCGACGTTACCAGGGAGCAAATGTTTTTTGGGACAGTTTTTTCAGCGTCGCCAATAAAAACAGCCGACTTGGTTGCGAGTGTCTCCATGTAAGAGCCCGTAGCGAACCCCTCCAAGGTTCCACCAGCAAAGCCTTTTTCCCCTATCAAAGCTCCGATTATGTGCCCGATAATCCCCTTACCGCCCCTTGGCGAACCTTTCAACAGCATGATTTTCTGACAGTTTGTCTGGCCTGAGATTAGATATCCAAACCATTCTTGTAATAGCGCTATACGCTCCTTATCTCCTTCAAAAATTTCAGCTAGAAACTTTTCCCAGTTTGGAGGTTTGGCATTAAAGTCGTGGTCATAATTTAGAATGTGGGTAGTAAAATATTTTTTATCATGAGGTAGAAGTACCTGCGATTTTATATGTAGAATGCCGTTCTGCGCTATTAGCAGCCCTGCAGGCATACCGCCTATCCCTTCATCAGTAGCAACCAGCCCTTCTATTACTTGGTACGTACCATTTATCGTACTTGACTGAGGTTTTGAAAGTGCCATTTCCTTCGTTAGCCAACCCTTTATGAACTGGTCTTTCTTTGCTTCCCAGCTCTTGCCAGAGTATAAGTACCAAGTTTGTTGATCGCGTTTCAGAGTGCCAGCTGGGGTGGCGGTAGCTAGAAAAAGCTCAGCGTTTAGTGTGTGATTTTTTCCATACATACCTGTAGCTTGCGGTATGCTGGACTCGTCTTTCTCTCCCTTGGCCTCTTCTTTCATGGCCGTAACGTATCCACCCGCCTTCTTGATCAAAGCCAAGATACCAACAGCTGTTTTGGGCTTAGTCCCTGCAGCAGACACAAAAGACGCCCACTTACTAGGCATCGTTATGTCGCCTTTCCTTTCGACATACTTCACGCTTTTTTTGCCCCATTCCATCCAAATAGCGAGAGCCTCTTCAGATCCGTCAGTTAGGTGATGAAGCCCCATACCTACCGCTGCAAAGTCGTCATATCCAAGGATGTCTGGGTCAAGATACTTGTTGATGTACTTTTCGAATATGTGGAGGGGTATATCTACCCCACTCTGTGTGCCAGTGGGGGTTTGTTTGTCAGCTTCAGTACTTACGGGTATGGACAGAGATCCTTGTGGTCTTTCCTTTATCATTTTCCAGTGCCCTGGCGCTATTTCCTCAAAATAGTCAAGCACTGCTAAGGCTTGGTCTCGGGTGATAAGGGGCAAATCTTCGGCTTTGCCTTCAGCAACTGAGCCTTTAAGCCAGGTGTAGGGCTTTTTGGTGTCTGGATGTATTGCAAACGCGACCCACTGCTCCCCTTCTCCCAATAACTCCACTTGGTGAAGAAGCTTTGTGTCTGGGTCTTCGTATATGGCACTAAAGAGCTTAGTAAAAGGGCTATTGGTCCTGTAGGGCAGTATCGCCTTCGGAGCTGCGCCGACTCTGGTATAGGTTTTGCCGATATGTTTTTCGCAGTACTTGATCATCTTCCCAACTACTGCTTCGTCTCTGATATCCAAATCAACCGCAGGAAAGTGTTTAGCCAAAATACCAGCACCAGCAAAGCCTTTTGCCAGCCACGAGTCTACATCGGCGTTTGTAGCCTGGATATCTTGCCAGCCCCCCATACCCGGGTGTTTCAGACCCCCCCCTAATAGGCACGATAGGGTAGCCGTTAGCTATTAGTATCTTGCCGTATGCTTTTAAGTAGTTTGTAGGCATTGCTTGGCCCTCACGACACCAGTTTCTGCAGATCGGACTCTTTTATGCGGTAAGATTTCGGCCCCAACACAGTGCACGGAATCTGTAGATTTTCGATCATTAAATATACTGTGCGAGTCGTCACATTTAACAGTTTTGCCGTCTGTCGTACAGTTAGGAGCTTGGGAAAGTCGATTTCTAGGTCTGCATTCATAATCTTACCTCTAGTGTTTGTGCTGTTTAGGTGCAGACCAAGATACACGTGAACCAGGGGAGGGTCAAGTGTGTTTTGCGTAAATAGCCCTAAATCGTCACCAGGGGGTGTGTGGTGTAGGGGTCGCTTATTACACTTTTTACACTTTTGCTACACAATTATTACACTTTTTAAAAGTGCTGAGAGGCCCGATACATATGGCTTACTACACTTATTACACTTTTTTATATATAAAATAGATATAAGAAATAAAAGAAAGAAAGAAAGAGGGAGAGGATATATAAAAGAGTATAGAAAGTTTTAAAACTGTAAGTTTAGTTTAATAAGTGTAGAAAGTGTACGAAGTGTAATATTCGCTATTCTGTGGGACTTAAAAAACCCCTCCTGGCGCATTGTGGTAGGCTGAAGAGAAATGATTTTTGAAAGCGAGAGCGAAAATGAATAACGTGGGAGAGTTTGGACAAATACTGACCGCCAACCTCGGTACAGACGCCTCAGTGAACGTAGGGCTTGAGTTCACCCTTACCCCTCAGTTGGGGCTTAAGCTTGTAAGGAGCGAGGCTGACGGCGTTTCAGTAGGCATTGTGGACAAAACCGTGGGCGACATAAAACTTCTGGCTAATCAATACCTGGAGTACATAGTGAAAGAGGGTGATCTTGATGAGGCGGGATTGTGGAAGAAGCAAGCAAGCGTTGATATCTCGCTAACGAAGAAAACTATAGGAAATGCTGAAACATTTTCGGTGCTACCGTAAAAATGGCTGCACCTAAAGGCAACAAATTTTGGATGCTTAGGTCCTCCTTCGGACCTAAGCCCAGGTTCAACTCAGACACCCAATTGTGGGATGCCTGCTGTCAGTATTTCCAATATGTTGAGGACAACCCACTGCTAGAAGAAAAGATATTCGTCGTGGGAGGAAAACTGAGGAAGACTAGCTTAAAGAAGAAGCGCGCAATGACACTCGCGGGCTTAAATATCTTTCTTGGTATCTCTCACGACACTTGGGAGAGGTTACGTAAACGTAAAGCAGTCAGCGTAGTCGCCCAGAGGGTTGATATGATTATACGAAACCAAAAATTTGAAGGGGCAGCGGCTGGCTTCTTCAACGCCAATATAATTGCGAGGGATCTCGGGCTACAGGACCACACCAGCAATGAACAATACGGCCCCAATAAAGGACCCATTGAAGTTAAGAAATGGGTGATAGAATTCGTGGGCATGAAGAAAGAGGCACCGCGCAGTGATAACTAAATACATGCACTTCAACGAATGTAAGTTGAACTCCACCACGGAGATTGACGGCACCTGTTCATCCTGTGATAGTATAGTGAGAGCCGATGTAGACAGGATAGTCTGGAGAATCAAGGACATGAGTCAACTGCCAGGGATGACCGTGGATAAGGCTATAGAGATCGAATCTGGTATATTAAACACCCCCCAGGGAGAGCTTAGGGAATTTATGAGCGGAGACTACAGTACAGCATTAAAACACGCTGAGGAGAACCGTGGTTATGGCATCTGATAACGGTAAAAAGAGAAAACCTTCTGGCCCATTCCTGAAGCCTAAAGGTCGGGAGCGAGCGAAGGTTGTAAAGCCTTCACCAAAACCTCGGGAGAAAATTGGAAAGCCCTCACCCGACGCCCCGACGCTTAAGGCTCGGGAGAGAAAGAAAGTTGAGAAGCCCAAATCCGACAAGGCGAAGCCTAGACCCAGGATCCGAGGGAAAGCGGGCCTTATAAAGGCCGCAGTCAAGGGGGCGTTTAAGCTGTTGCGGCCAAAGGGAAGAGGACGGAAAAAGAAGAGGCGACCAAAAGAGCCTTAGTTCTTCACCTATCTTCTTACGCCTCCAGCACGGTTGGAGATCATTCTAGACACTATTTCGTAGTCAATATGCACCCCCTCCCGTTTGGCTAAATCAAGTGCACTGAGGATGAGGTTAGCTAATCTATTGCCGAGGAAGGGTGTGCTTTCAGGGTCACCCGCCATGAGGGTTATGCTCTCTAGCGGTGATATATTGTGCCACCCCACTTCCTCCATCCATTGATAGTGTATTTCTGCTATCTTATCTAAGGTCATATTTCGAGTTATTTGTTCATTCATTATCCGTCCCCCCCTGAGACTTTAGCCAATCTATTCTCTCCCCTTTCCAGCCTCTGTCTCCCACCGCTTGGTACGCTTCACTCGAATGCATAGCAGCGTTCAATCTTTTCATATACTTGCTACCACACGCCTCACAACGACTCGCGCATACCTTCTGCGGTATCTTATGCACGACATGGCAAACGGAGCACCTAGCTAACTCTTCTCTGGTGTAGCCAAATTTTGAAACCCATTTATCCGCTAGCTTATCCACTTTCACCTCCTGAGATTGGGTATTCAACGCACCCTTGTACCGGCCCCTCTGTTCGAGCATATTGTGGCTAAGAAGCGTATACGTAAAAGTAGGCCCGTACTTCTGAGCTGAATCTGTACACAGCTGCATCAAATGATCAAAAGAGCCATACCCTGATAAAACCTGGCACCCTGCAGACCACCGCCCAACAATAGTAGATATTTTCAAGTGTCCTGCACGGTGGCAGTTGATGCCAAAATGCCCTTCTTCCTCCCCAAACGGGTGTATGTCTTGTTCGCCTTGGATGCCGGTGCACCCGGGATACCTGTTAACCGTAATCTTTCTGTTCTGCACTAATGCAAGATACTTATTACGATGCTTGCCTATCCGCCAAAGCCCCGGATACTGTCCAGTTTTCACCCACGCTGTCCCATCTACATTCAGTGGGTTGTCCCTATAGTAAGTACCCGGGTCGGTGGTGCAAGCGAATCCATGTAACCGCCAGTTCAGGCCTGGGTTTTGATACAGCACACAGAATAGATCGTTAAAAGTATTGACATCCGTGCCACGGTGTCTAATCCCAATGAGATTTAAATTCATAGGCCCCTCAAACACCTTGTGCCCTTTTTCGTCCATAGTGTCCAACAGTTTGGTGGGTGTGACTAGTGTGCGCAGATTATTCATGCGTCACCCCCACTACATTGCTCGGCGAGGCAGGGTGAAGATCAGTAGGCGGCGAAGGTAAGTGCATCCAGTGGCTTATTCGTCCTAAATCGAAGGATAGGTCTTCGTGAGCAAAAGCGCCATGCCATGCATTGCCGTTGTGCGCAGCTAAACGGTAACATTCAAAGCCATCATGCTTAGTTCTCCAGACCAGCACCACAATGTACGGGTCAGGAAGTAAGTCTGCCCTAATCCAATTATTCATTTTTATCGTGCCTTTCCCATGATCGTTTCACCCATCTCACCCATTCGATGAGACTTTTAACCTGGTCGTAGCAGAGGCTTGCCATCCACACCGTAACGATGAGAAAGCCCATCAACACAATCACGCCCCCCCATATGCCAATAAAAAGATAAATTCCCTGCGCAATATCACAGACCATTACGGCGTACCCCTAATGAGGTTAATAACAGGTGCTTCAGGTATATGCGCCCAATACTGTACCCCTGGATCAATAAACCAACCGTGGCCAAAAATGTCATACCAGTAGGTTGTGCCATCTTTCTTCTTGCCTAGGGCAGCAAGTCTGCTCTCCCTGGTGCCCGCAAGCGAATTTCCGTCATGTTTTCCCAACCACACTAGTACAGAGGTGTGCGGTTTCGGAAGTGAGTCTTGTACCCTAATCCAATCATTCATTCTTTTAGTTTCCTCTTGCGCCAGGCTACTTGGGCGTGATCAAGTGTGTGGAGGAAAGCTAACGCTACCTGCACTACGATTATCATAGAAATCTGAAGGAGCACGAGGATTGCCACCACGGCGGCGATCCATATAGCTATATCAAAGAGCATTACCATCTCAGAGCACCTTTCCGCTCTAAGGGCTTGCGTGCGCACTCTGTCCACTCCTGCTCCTGTTCCTCGTTACTGCGTTCATGCCGTTCTTCCCCACGTTGCGCGAGCACCAAAACTTGGCGAAGATTCTCTCTCGCCTCATCTCGCCGGTTCTGAAAAAAGCGCCAAGCGTAGACAAACAGGCATATAATGGCAGCCACGACCAGGCCAGAGATAATGCGGCCTGCTTCTATATTAATAAATTGATGCATTTCTTTATGGCCTGTAGTTAGCTTTATTTTGATCGATCATAACCCTAGGTCTGGGCTCTTCTTTGCCCCTTTGCCTTTGGCCTTCGTTAGCCCGGTGTCTTTCAGCCACCCGTCGCGAAGCTTGCCTTATCGCCTCTCTCTGATCCGCTTGTTTTATCGCCTCATCTTTTTGGGCCTTATACTTGCGCAACTCGCAGAAAAAGCGGTGCTCTTCTGCCAACTCCCGCACGATTCTCGCCTGTTGGAGAGTATAGTGCGCTGTCGCTGCCGCACAGATAGCCACCACAACACAGATAGCCACCACAACACAGATAGTCACTAATGAAGCTGTAGGTGTTTCCATTTTTACCATACCTCTCGCCCTTCACAGGGCTTCTTCTCCGCCCACCCGTAAGGGTTCGAGCCCTCTAGTGCCCAATCGAAATGGCTGAGGATGACGCCAAGGATGAGGTAGACGGCGACGATACCAAGCAAAATACCCATAATTTTCTATTGACCTCTTTCATAGTTGGTTGAATTTAATTCAATGTAAAATTATTGTATCGAACTTGGGCGGTATTGTCAAATATGGCTGGGGTGTGACAGAATGCCTGGGCGTCTAGGCCGTGCAAGCCGAAAACCCGACCCCATATCGGGCTGACGCGACATGTTTCTATGGGTATTGATGGAGTATTTTTATGCCTACCGAACTGGCGCAACCCCTAATACAGACAATGAAACTCGCTGAGATATTTCAACCGCTGGTAACAAAGAAAAAACGCTACAAGGTCGTCTACGGAGGCCGAGGCAGCGGTAAGAGTGTCACGGTTATTGATATCCTTCTTCAAAAATGCGTGGTAGAGCGAGCAAAAATAGCGGTACTAAGAGAATTCCACAGCACGATAAGCGACAGTGCCTATGCCCTGCTCCTTGAGGAGATTGACAGACTAGAACTTGAAGGCTTTCTTCCGCCACAGAGAACTACGATTGCGCATGAGGGCGGAGGGCTGTTCAAATTCCGAGGATTGGCGCGTGACCCCTCTGGGATCAAAGGTATGAGTGGGTTCAAATACTTTTTTGTGGAAGAGGCCGGGCAGATCAGCGAGGCTGCGTTGAAGGTTTTAGCCCCGACATTAAGAAAATATGAAGATTCAGAGGTTTTCTTAGTTGCCAACCCAGGCAGCAGCGCCGACCCTTTTTCAAAAAGATTCCTTGAGCCTGAGCTATTTAAAAAAGCCCTAGACAGGACAGGTACTTATGAAGACGACTTACACTTGATTATTCGGTGTAACTATGATCAAAACCCATGGTTTCCGGCTGTTTTGAACCGAGATCGACTGTGGGATAAGGAGAACAAACCATTGGCTGACTATTTACACACCTGGGAGGGTGCCTACTCGGACGAAGTGGAAAACTCGATCATACCTGTTGATTGGTTTAATGCGGCCATCGACGCCCACAAGAAGCTAGGCTTCAAAAAAGTCGGGCCAATTATCGCATCATTTGACCCTTCAGGCTTGGGCAAAGACGCCAAGGGCTTCTTCGCTAGGCAGGGTTCTGTAGTACTCGATGTGGCCTTTAACGACAAGGCGGGCGTGGACGTCAACGCTGGCTGTGATTGGGCGCTGGATCGAGCTATTCACCTGGGTGTAGACATATTTACATACGACTCCGGCGGTTTGGGAGCAGGCTTATCAAGACAGATCCACCAAGCACTACTTGGCAAGAAGACTGAGATTATCAGTTTTGACGGCGCTGGGGCAGTTGAAAACCCTGAAGCACCTTATCAGACTGTACAAAGCAGCAGGAAGCAGAGGACAAATAGGCAAAGCTTGCAAAATAAACGAGCGCAATATTATTCCAGGTTGATGATGAGGTTTTACAACACCTATCGTGCAGTCGTAAAGAAGGAATACGTGGACCCCGATACCATGATTTCAATCCCATCGGAGCTTGAGAATCTATCTGCATTCAGAGCTGAGACTTGTAGAGTGCCCAGGAAAATCAATCCGAATGGTGTTTTTCAAATTATGAGCAAACAAGAAATGGCTAAGCAGTCGCCCCCTATCGCTTCACCCAACATGGCGGACGCTGGTATGATGAGCATGCTCATACCTTCTGTGTCTAATCGGAAGGACTTCATATTTAAAGCGGGGTGGTGAAAACCTTTTGTGGTATAGTTTTTGTAAAAATGATGGGAGAAGAATGCAGTGACAAGCCAAAATCGTGTTTTCTTAGGCGGCACCTGTAACGAGTCCACTTGGAGAGCAAAACTAAAACCGCTGTTGAAAACCCCCTACTTTGATCCTGTAGTCTCCGACTGGACGGAAGAGTGCATCGCAATTGAAGACCGAGAAAAAGGCAGTCACTGCAATTTCCATCTGTATGTAATTACCAGTGAGATGACCGGCGTCTACAGCATTGCCGAGGCAGTAGAATCGGTGCACAATAAGTTTAAAACAACCTTTTTCTATGTGATTGAAGAAGGATTTTCAGAATCGCAAATTAGATCACTCAAAGCAACAGCTCGGCTAATTGATCGGCATGGGGGCGTGGTAGGGATGCTACGGAACTTCAACGACCTAGCCGAACGCATCGATTCTAAGGCTAAACGAATAAGGATGACAAATTAACATGGCGACAGATGACCTTCAAAAGATCCACACCAAAGCTTTAGAGCGCTTTCAGAAAATTCAAAATTTTGAAAGAGTGCAACGCCGCCTCGCTGTGGAGGATTTACAGTTCATCCATGCCGAGGATGGGCAGTGGTCAGAAGATGTCATCAACAAAAGACGTAATCGCCCACGCATGACGATTGATAGGGTAGGCCCAGCAATCGACCAGATTGTCGGCGACCAGAGGCAGAATCGCGTGGACATAAAAGTTACGCCAGTTTCAGGCGGAGCCGACCAGGACAGAGCAAACATATTCGGCGGGATAATCCGAAGTATAGAGGCCAACTCTAAAGCGGCCAATGCTTACGATGCAGCTTTTGATGAAATGCTAACTGGAGGTTTTGGTGGGTGGCGAGTAATCACAGAATTCAACGATGACGACATTTTTGAGCAGGATATAAAGATACAGGCTATTGAATCATCAACCACTTCTCTGTGGTTTGACACTACGGCAATCGAATTCGACAAACGTGATGCCAACTTTGCTTTCCTAACTTCGGATATAAGTCGAGAAGAATTTCAAGAACGCTACCCAAAAGCAGCGGTGGTAGAGTTTGATCAGACGCGCCTGAAGAAGCTAGATTGCAACGAGTGGTTTAGAGACGATGTTCTGAGGGTGGCTGAGTACTGGGTGAAAGTCCCTGTAGGTAAGCGCATTGGGCTATTATCGGACGGTCGGGTGGTAGACCTGGACGATGAAGAGGCAGTCCTGGATGAGCTGGCCCAACAAGGCATAACAGTTCTAAAGGAAAGGAAGGCCAAAAGCCACAAGGTTGTTATGTACAAAATATCAGGGGCGGAGGTTCTTGAAGGTCCCCTTGACTGGGCTGGCAAATTCATACCATTAATTCCAGTTTTTGGCAAAACTATCTCTATCGAAGGGCGAAGGTATGTCCGTGGAATAGTCAGAAAGGCGAAAGACAGCCAGCGAGTCTATAACTACGCCACCAGCGCGGCCATTGAGGCAACCGCACTCACACCCAAGGACCCCATCTGGTACACCCCTGAGCAAATACTAAACCACGAGGCAACATGGGAGTCGTTCAATAACGGCAATTCGCCTTTCCTCCCCTTTAATCCAGATCCCCAAGTCCCGGGGCCACCCGTACGGGGAGGGGCACCTGCACTTCAGACAGCACTGATCCAGCAAGTCCAGCAGGCGGCCACAGATATTCATGCGACAACGGGTCTTGAACCTCCGTCGTTGGGTGGTAACCCTGGGCTAAAATCAGGTAAAGCCATTGTTGCGGAACAAAAAATGGGCGACCGTGGGAGCTTCATTTTTGTAGACAATCTTATGAAGGCTATCGCCTACACGGGTGATATTTTGGTCGACTTGATCCCAAAAATTTTAGATACCCCCAGGGTGATTCAGATACTTAACATAGACGGCACCTCCGAATCCCAGCCAATTAATTTTCAAGACTTGGATGCCTTTGGGCAGAATGTTATCAATGAGCAAACAGGCAAACCCGTCCTAGTGAATGATATTACCGTGGGCAAGTACAGCGTGGTCATCAAGCCTGGCCCTGCGTTCGACACCCAACGCCAGGAGTCAGCCCAACAGCTGATCGATTTGGTAGGAGTAGCCCCACTTTTCGGAGAGGTTGGACTTGATTTAATTGCCAAGAATTTAAATATATTGGAGAACGAGGAATTAACTAAGCGGACTCGCAAGGTGCTAATTGGGCGAGGTATTGTCACTCCTACTGAAGACGAGATCGAAGAGTTGGGGCTGAACCAACCGCAGCAACCAGACCCTACCCAAGAAGCGTTAGTCGAAAGCGTCCAGGCGCAAACAGCTTTGGCCCAAGCCGATGTCGAGAAGCGGAGAGCCGATACGCTCAAAACAACAGTTGAGGCTCAACAAATTACAATTAAAGCATTGAAGGATTTGGTCGATACGGTTATCAAGAAAACAGAGGCTGGCATAGCTGTGACACCGCAAGAGCGGGACTTATTGACTAAGCAGCGGGATATCGTAGCCGAAGGGCAGCAGGCGATTGACCCTGGGCCTAACAGTGTTGCGGCATCAGAGATAGCGGGTCAAATATCCCGTGGTAATATTAATTAAACACACTAACAGAGGCAGAAAACTATGACTAAGGCTATGATTATACTCATCACTTTTGGAGAAGCACACCGAGCTTTAGAGGCTGGAAAGAAAGTAGCTAGAGAGGGGTGGAACGGCAAGGGGATGTGGATTATGCATGTACCTGGGACCGACGGAGTTCACCCAAAACCAGGAACACCCTACTACGAAGCCGGATTCACTGGACCTGCCCCTGTTACGATTGACCCCCACATCGACATGTTCACTGCCAGAGGTACCATGCAACCCGGCTGGCAACCGACTCAGGCCGATATGCTGGCGAAGGATTGGCATATAGTTTAGAATACTTGTGAGATGTACGGGTAAGACCACATCTTGCAGGGGAATGCGGGCCTACACACCTTGCGCCCCACCTATTTTCTAGCCCACAGGCGGCTTTAGCCTGGGAAAATTCGCAGAGAAGCGTAAATCAAAATGACAGACCAAACCACTGAAATCACAGACTCGCCTTTAGGCGCAACTGTACCGGAAGCAGAATCCGAGAGTAAAGATTCGACCCTCGAAAACGTTGAGACCAACAATTTTCAAAACCGAATCAATACGATAGTTGGAGAACGGAACACGTACAAAGCAAGGATGGACCTGCTTCAGCAGCAGTTAGACAACCAAAAACCTGCTGAAGTGGCTACACCTGGCACTGAGCCAACACTGGAAAGCTTTGACTATGATGAAGCGAAGTACAACAAGGCGATTATTGATCATCGTATCGATGCAGGACTAGCTAAAGCTACTGCCAAATTCGAGCAGAGCCAGCAAAAGGCCACCGATCAGCGAGAAGCTGCCGCGATCCAAGCTGGCTTCGAAACGAAAAGGGTAGAATTTGCGGCAAAGACTAAAGATTACACTGCAGTTATAGGTAATCTTGAAAGTGTCACATTTCCGCAGGATACGCTTAATTTAATCCTGGGTGCTGATAACGGCCCCGCCTTGGCGTACCATTTGGGCAAAAACCTGGATGTTGCTTTAAGTATTTCTCAGCTTCCTGTAGCTCAGGCTGCAATGAAGCTCGGCATGCTAACCTCCGTTTTATCTCCAGCTGCACCCGGAAAAATATCTAGTACAGCGCCTGACCCTATTGAGACGATTAAGCCTGGGAGCACTGTAACCACTGGTAATGATTACGAAAACATGACCATGGAACAGATCGCGG